TAAAAGAAATGACTCATGAAATATGCGTAGCCTGTTTGCGGATCGCAACAAGCTATAAAGTCATCAAGTTCTTGCTGAGTAGCAAAGTGAGTTTTTACATATGGATCTTTAACAAAAGTTTGCTGATTTTTAGACATATAGTATTTATGTACTCACAATTTAGTTAGTAAGTTCTTCCCAGCCTAGTTTCCACAATAAATCTGCATTAGTAGCTGTGTACGCTACGGCAAGTGTTAGTGTGCTGGGTGTACCGTTAGCATATCTCCATAATTGAATTCGTTTCTTAACATCTTCACTAATTTCTACTTCATCACGGCTACTAGATAATCCTGCATAAACAACTTTACCATCTGTTATAGTATCAGTATGTATAGCACTTTGAACTACTGATCCTACCACATTACTAAATGAGGCATTTGCAATAGTTGCGTTTTCAATTAATTGAAACTGACCATACCGAACATCAAGTGATAACAAATCAAGTTGAGCAGGAACCACAACCGCGTCCGGATATGCAGGATTTAATCTTATTGAACATAATGAGATTACTGTATTTGCCGAACCTACTCTTGTAGGAGATGTATTGTTAGTAACATATCCAACTGTAGTGCTTGGCGTATAGCCACCTTCACTGATAACAGTGCTACAAATTTGTTTCATTGTACTATTGCCACTGGTTGAGTCAGTATTTGTTATTTCATATCGCGGGTTTAATGTAGCAGTCGTCATATAAACAGTTGTGTTTCCTGGCTGATTAGCGTGTTGGAATGTATGACATACGATAAATTGACCGTTGATTACAAAACCTGCACGAACGTTACCTACGCCCAACCATTCAATGTCGCACCAAAATATTTGCGTCAACGTCGGATCCAACACAATACCTGACAATAAGGTATTTCCATTCCATGATGCTTGTGCAATTCTTTCTTCAACTACTACTCCTGTTGTGCTACTACGAATAACAAGATTAAGTGTAGTACCTACTGCTTCAAAATATACACCATTATCAGTTGTAAAATAACCAACTCGCTGCCTTAGGTTAGCCTTAAGAGTAGCCATTGCAAATGTGTTCATTGTTAATAAACTTTTGCCAGGTTGATATGCTTGAACAGTTTTAGATTGTCTAATTACACTACTACCACTAGTAGAAGAAACATTTAAATTAAATGAACTTTCGTTTTGAACATAAACTACATTACCGCCGGTAGCAGTGATATTACTAAATTGGTCACCGTCAATGTAACGATTTTGGCTGTCAAATAATGTGTAGGGTTCACTCACTCTTAAACGACCAAATGCATCTAGGTTAGTTCCAGTGATTGCTACATTAGCGTTGCCGCCTGTGACTATCGCATTGACATTTCCTGATACGACCCAAGGGCTAGTACCTTGAGTTACAGTTACATTACCACCTGTGACGTTTGCATTAACATTACCTGTAATTGCTGGCATTGTGCCAATATTAACATTACCTGATACAGAGACATTGCCACCTGTAATATTTGCGTTAACATTTGGCATTGTACCAATGTTAACATTACCTGTTATACCAACATTACCATCTACTGTAATACTGCCGCCGCCATCTACTATAGTAACATTAGATGATATAGTGCTTACTGTTACAGTACCAGTGACTACGGCGTTGACATTGCCGCCTGATATAGTGACATTACTATTGCCGTCTAAACTAACAGGCATCCAAGGAACTGTCAATTCACCGCTTGTTCCGATTTGTGAAACATGTGCGTCAACATTTCCGGGAATGTTTACGTTTCCGTCAATAACGATGTTTCCAGTAAATCCAGTTCTGACATAAACATTACCCGTAGTCTCGTCTAGTGCAAGTGCTTGGGTAATATTACGTAAGTACCAGGGTGCTACTTCTGAGGGATTCGGTACGGCCATAATTAAATACTCTTATATTAACTAAGAGTATTTATCTTATACTTCGTACTAATCTTTATCAGTTTCTTCTTGACTTGTTTTGTATTGCCATTCGTCTGAATGAGCTACATTCCACTTAGGTGAAGTTTCTACTTTGTAGTTTTTAGAACATGCTTTGAAATCAGGTGTTTTCTTGTTTGCTAACACCAAACTTGAATCATGCCAAATAATTCTATTGTTTGGCTGTGCAGCAAACTGCCCATTATCTAGTTTTATAATGTTAAAACTTTTATGCTCAGGATCGTGCTCGGAAAAATTTTGATTTAATATAGTACGATCTGGATGACATGTATCTATAGTGAAAACATATTCACCAGGATGCATTTTACGATCTTTACCAAAGATTTCACACCTGCTTAACAAAGGTTTTTTAATAACAGTTATATGGTAGTCAAAACAATCCCATAGTTGTAAAGTATCTAAACTAAGATCATAATCCAAATCTGTTTTCCAAACAAAAGCACTAATAGGTAATTTATCATATAAAGCTCCGTATTCAGTAAGCAAGGTTTCAAAATACAAAGCTTTACCTTCTATACTTTTTACTGACACCCAAACTCCCGGAATGTATTCACCTAAGCCTTTTTCACCATCATAAAGATATTCTTTTCTAACCATAACGGGAATTAAAGGTAAATTGTGAACTAAAAATGCCATTTATCTAATGTCTAGGGGTTTTGATTTGGTAGCCACAATACAGTAATACTTTTCACGCATTGTTTGTGTTTCACCAGTTTCTTGATTAGGAATACCTAAATCAAATTCTAAGTTATTAAACTTGTCAATAGTAAATCCTGCTCTAATCAATAACGCAGCTAGTTGATTATGACCTAAAATACTATAATGATTCAAATTCATTTCATGCTTACGATCACAATCAGGAGCAGGAACTTCAATATAAATCTTGCTGCCTTGCTTTAGAATACGATTGTATTCCATTAGCGAAAAGATAGGATACGGAGAATGTTCAAGAGCATGTCGTAAAAAGATAAAGTCAACACTTTCATCATAATATCCACCTGTTTGTGGTAAGAAAGACAAGTCATACTTTTTTATAGTATGCCCTTTCTTTTCACAAATTTCAATATCACCTGGACTTAATGTAACACCTATTGTATTTGTATATTCACGAGTTTTCATTTCATCTAAGAAATAACCAGGCCCGCATCCTAAATCTAAGATATGAGCATCTTTAGATAATTCAAGAGGATCAATATAAGTTTCTACTACTTGTTTAGTAAGTTGTTTATGAAACTCACTGTCGCCTTCATCATATATGTGCGCTTGATACAAGTACTCGTTGTATAATTTAAGTTTGAGTAAATCCAAAGTGTTGTTAATGTCAATCATGTTTTTCATAAAAAATCCTATATGTGATTAACATTACTTATTCTAAAAATCAGTATATGAATTATTTTTCTTAGCATCTCGCTCTGTATTGTAAATGCCTTGCCATTTTTTAGCTAAAAACTGTACTAACTGAGATACAGTAGTTAATTTGTTTTTATTCATAAAGTCAATAAGTTTTACTACATGATCACGATCTATTCCAGAATTAGGTTTTCTAGCATTACTCATTGAATTAGCTAAACCTCTAATAGAGTCATCCAATCTATTGATATCAGTAAACACCAAGTTATACCAAATTTCTCTAGCCTTGGTGCCTAACTGATTTTTGTTTTTTGCAGACATTACTTCTATCCACGGATATAAGTATCCTTTATATGTGGATTTATTTGCCAAGTTTACTTTGCTAATATCTTCTTTGCCGGTTAGTAAAGAAACATCACCTAAATTTCTTTTGTCAAAATTTAACCAAGCAGTTACATCAGTATAAAAATAAGCAGGGATATTTTGTTTTTTTGCTAGTATTAAAATTTGTCTAGCTCTAGCTTTAACTGAATCAGTTGCCGAAGTAGTGCCTTCACCGACTAATACATGAATTTCTTTTACACCACCTATACTCATTGTAGGTTCTTTACTAAAAATTCTATCTTCAGCTTCACTGCTTCTTCCACTTGCTGCTGTGCTCATTGAATTACGATCTTGATAATAATCAACTGAAGAGGCTTTATAGTGTCTGTTATACCAATCACCATTTAATACAAACAACACACCGTGCCTACCTAAACTATTTGTATGATAGCCACCGTGTCTAGTTCTAGTTGTACTTAAAAAGTATGGATAACCTTTGGGAGCATATTGTTGCTCAAGAGATCCCATTGCGCTAGTTAATTCAAAATTACCAGTGCTAAGTATATTTCTAGCTGGGAGAAAAGAAGTATAATGATAAACTACAGAACTAGCTCGTTCATTTATTAACTCTTTTGCTCTCACTTTTTGTATCCCTTGAAAGGTTTTAAAGTACTTTGTGTGTTAGTGGAATCAAGTTCGTCACTATTTAAATCACCGTGATTTAAATCTTTGAATTTTATACCTGCTGCTTTATATGCTATTTTTAGCATGGCTTCTTCTTCTTTAGTATATGCGTGTGCAGTATTAAACTTTCCTGCCCAGCTTTCACCGTCCATTGCAGGTACGATGTTGCCGTCAGTACATGCTGCTGCCATCATTACTCGGTTTAAGTCATAAGTTCTATCATAATTAGAATTAGCAAATACATGTAATCCCCTAGTAGGATTACTTTGCCTTTTAGACAATTTCCCTATTTTACTTTCAGTTACAAATTCTTTAGCTCTCATATTATTCCGTAGTAACGTCTAAATCACTTTCAGTACTCATAACAGAACCAGCAACAAAACCATCCAATTCTATTAATAAAGCTGCGTCATTAACATCTACATAAGTTACAGTAGATGCTATAAAGTGTTGCATCACTACATTAGCAAGAGGCGTAGTTACTATCCTAACATTGCCACTAGATACGTTCATATCATAAGTAGCTAATGCATTTCCGTTAAATGTTGTAGCGTATCCTGTCCACTTTACTTGTGTTAAATTGTTTAATATTTGAGCAGAAATTAAAATATCTTGACTATCGTTATTACTAGGATTTCCTGTTCTAATTTGAAATTGACCTTGAGTAAATTCAGCTACCGGTGTTTGCCAAATTACTTGATTTGCGCTAGTTCCTGATGTAATTGATTCTAGTGTATTAGTAGAAGTTGCAAATAGATTAGAAAAGTTATTGTTAATCTTTCCAAACGCAACTCGTAACGGATCACCTTCACCATCGTTTGGTAACGTGCCTATATTAATAATTTCTTGTGTAGCCATGATATTAATCCAATGTTATTATATATTTATCTGTTACAGAATAGCTTTAGCTACTTTAGAAGCTTTAATCATAGCATCATACAAATCTTGTTTTTTCTGTAAATCTTTTGTATTATTAGAAATTGCAGATTCAAGATTTAATCCATTAATAAGCGTAGCATATTCTTTATCTGATAACTTTCCTGACTCATGAAGTTTTTGAATGTCATTAAATTTCTTTTCTAAATCGTTAATGTTCATCGTGGTTTATCTCCTAATACTTGTTGAATTGTTTCGGCTGATGCAATTATTTGTTCTAAACTAAGCTCACAAAAAGTTTGTGATACTTGATCATTAGTAGCATATAATTCTACACCTTGGTCTATTAATTGATATAAATCATTAGATAATTCATGTGTATCTTGATTTCGTCTTAGATATTGAGTGAAATTCTTAAACTCTAAAGAACTTCTATACAAAGTAACAAAGTTTTCCTTTGATACTTCATTGTTATCGCACGTTTCTACTGACAGTTCAGCAGTGGTTCTTATCCAATTGATTAGTTCATATTCATTAGTATCATACTTTGCTACTAAAAAATAATTAAATGTACTGCACCCTGACAGTAATAATAGTGCTGTGATAATTAATATATTTTTCATATTAGTTTCCTATATTTGGTAATAAACGTCTAAAAAATCCGCGATCTTCTACTGGTTCAGGAACAGTGGGTTCTGTAGTTTCGTTATTTGATTGTTCTATTTCTAATTGATTACTTTGTCTTTCTTGATTTTCTTCTAACCAACCTGAAGGACCTTTTGGTTTGGTAGCTTCACGGTAATATTTTATAATTTCAGTTTGCTGTCTAATATATCTACGCATTTCTTGAAAGTTGTATGCCATGTTTTCATAGCTTTGAGGAGTCATACCAAACACAACAAAGTCTGCTCCAGTAAAACTTTTTACTTCTGAAATCTTGTCTTGTAGATTAGATTCAGTTAATACAAACCATTGAACATCGTCTAATTGTATTTCGGGCGGAAGAGGTGGTTGATATATTTCTAGTTGTACTGTTTCTGTAATTATTTTTACAGGGGGCAGCGGTAAAGGTTCAGGAGTGCTAGGACGTAAAAAACTACAACCCGGCAGTAGAAACAATAAAGCAATTAGCATGATTTTATTCATTTAATTGATCTACCTCTTTAGAATCTTCTTCCATTTGTCTAAACACTTCTTGTGTTCCATTATTAAGTCTAGGTTCAATCAATCCAGGTCTAGCTAGTGCTAACCTTTGTAGATCATGCCTGCGAAATATACTTAAGTATTCATCTTTTTCTGATTGTAGTTGCTGATTAGCTGAAGTTAGGTTAGTCATTTGCTCTACTTGGCGCTGACTATTTTCTTCTAATGATCTGATAGTTTGTTCGTTTATTTCTGCTGCGGATTGTAACGCTACATTTTGTGCTTGATACTGCCTTACATCAGATTGTAACTGAGTTATTTGGGTATTAAGTTGGTTAACAATAAACCAATGCGCTGCATAACCAGCGCCGGCAAGTAATAGTACAATGGGTAGTATTTTTAAATATGCAAACATAGTCTTCTATTTATCATAGAAGGCTTTTACCATGGTGGCTATATACTCAACTTCGCTGTCTAACAGTTCAGGATAAATGGGTAAACTTAAAACGGATCTAGATAACATTGCACTAGCTGTTAAAAAGTCTAATGTATTTTCACACAAGAACTTAGTTGCAGGTAACTCAGAAATAGTTTGTTCATAATGAACCTTGACTTCTATCTTATGCTTGAGTAAATGAAATCTTAATAAGTCTCTATCGTCTGTAGCAATTACGAATTTTTGATCTGCGTGACGATAAAATTTCTTACTCAAACATTTGATTGGAAGATTTTCAAACTCTTTAATATAATACTTTCTGATCTTTTGTCTACGTATCTGCCACTGATCTATATGTAGCGATCTTGCTAGTACATGAGCACAATCTATTTCACTCATTTTACTGTTAGTACCTGCTACAAAGATTTCTTGTGCAAAGTGCTTACCGTTATCTTTATAAGATTTTGCAAACTTGTACAACTCTTCGCTGTTAGTTACGATTGCACCACCGTTTCCCGAAGCAGGTAAGTTTTTTGTAGGGTCAAAACTAATTGCCATACCCAATCCTACATTACCATTAGCTATCAACCAGTGTTGCGCACCATCTACTATATCTTGAGAAGTTAATAAGTCTGGAGTAGGTGCTCCATATAAACCTACATAGCAATTGTATGTGTTTATACTTTCTCGTTCTGGTTGCAACATTATACCATGTGAATCAGTATCTACGATTTCTATATCATAGTTTTTAGTATATGCGTTATTGTTAACAAACGCATTTAGTGTAGCTCTGTATGTAAGATTAGGTATACGGATATGCAGGGGGATAGTTAAGTCTAAGCTAGTGTAGCAAAGATACTTTGCAATGATTTCTAATGCTTGAGTTCCGCTGTGAACAACTACTGCGTATTCACATTTGGTTCTGTTGACTAACCAATTTTCTAGTCTATTAGTATAACTACCGTCGCAAAAGATACCAGATTTTAGTACGTCATCTGTGGCTGATAAAAGTTCATGTTTTAAATTTAGATACTGACGATCTAAACCAAAATGTTTAATCAAAGTTTCTTAGACCAATAAGGAGAATTTATAATCCAATCGTAATAAATCTTAAAGCCTTCTTCAACATCAACTTTAGGATCAAAGTTAAAGTCATTTCTAGCAGCCGCTATATTAAGTGAGCCTCTGCTAGGAAAGTCAGCGTCTTTATCTTTAATCTCAATTGAGCCTTTACCAGCTAATTTGACTGCTAGTTCTGCTGCATACTTTAAAGTTCTGCTGTGGCTTTTTGTAATGTTGTAAGTTTTGTTGATAGCGTTTTCACTTAATGTAGCAGCTACTATACCCTCAGCAGCATCATCTACATATGTAAAGTCAAGGGTTTCATTTACCCCGTTTACTTTTAGTGTTTGACCGCGTAATGCGCTTAGAATAAACTTTGATATTACTCTGTCTTCAACGTCAAGAGGACCGTATACTGCACTTGGTCTGATGATAGTATGTTCTAAGTTACAGCTACGAGTATAGTCTTTTACTAACCATTCACCTGCTAGCTTCATTATACCATATTGACCTTGAGGTTTACATATAGCATCTTCAGTTACATCGTCTGTAAAGTCTCCATATACCATAGAACTACTAATATAAACAAATCGTCTTACTTTATGCTTTTTAGCAAGTTCAAGTAAGTTAATTAAACCCTCGCTCATTGTTCTACTACCAGCACGAGGATTTACGTTAACTACTTTTTGTCTAGGAAAGCTAGCAAGATGAATAATGATTTCTGGTTTGTCGTCATTGATTATTTCATCTAGCGCATAATAATCAGTAATATCTGCGTTAAATATATCTTTAGTTTTTATTTTCTTAATGCGTTCATTCATCAAGTAATTTAGTTCATCGGCAGGTATTAAACCATAACTAGTTTTATTATCTACGATAGTTATTTCGTGTCCCAAACTTTCTAGTTTGTTAACTATGTTATGTCCAATTAAACCTAACCCGCCAGTGACTAATATTCTCATTGAAGTAATGTCCACACCGTAGTATCAATGCCTGTGCTTTCTAACTGTGCTGCATCAGTTAACTTAGGATGAAAATTCAACCCAGTCATTTTTTCAATATTCTCAATTGTAGTTACCGTAGCAGATATGTCTTGTGTTCTAACTGGCTCATTAGGGAATAAAAATGCTACTGCTGTATTAGAATTACTATCTACAACAACTTTCCAAATATATTGAGGTATGCCTAATCCATTGCCTATTACTTCATAGCCGGGATTATACACAGTACCTACAGTAACATATAAATTCATACCTGTTTTTGCTAAGTTTCTAATACGATCTTCTAATATACGCCAAGCACCTCTGTTTTGATTTGGATTCTGCGGAACCATATTACTTAGATAAAAGCTTTGTGACATTTGTTCTTCGCTTGCTGTGTTATCAGCAGCGGCACTTAAATGTCCTCTGTCATATGGCTTGCCTGCGTAATCAGCTAAAGTAACATCATGTTCACTGGGAATAACAGGATCATCTCTAAAGTTATCTTTACGCTTTGCTGTTCCTGTAATATCTTCAGGGTCTATACGATAAGTTACATACTCTGCGGTTTTAGTGTCAAACCTAAAATGAACAGCATAGTTTAAGTGACAAACATACTGTGACTCAGTGATTGCTGACACCGGGGCGCCTGCAGGATGAGCATGATCAGGGCAATTATCATCAATAGGGTTGGCATAAATTGTTGTGCTTAAAAGTAACGCTAATATTGTTGTTATTGTTCTCATTTAAATTTTAATCTCCAAAATGTTTCAATTTTTTCTTCTAATGTGGCCCAAAGTTCTACTTTCTCATTGAAGGTATTAGGGTCGTTCATAACTCTTATCTGGATAGGAGTTTGGCTATGTTGTTTTATAAACTTTCCTTCTTCAGTTTCAAACCATATCTTTATTGTTTTTTCGGCAATATTCGGATAGTTAAAATCGTTACTAATATCAAACGATATAACTTCTACTTTTTTCATACTGCCATTGGTGCTTTAATAGCATCATGTGACTGATAGTTATTTAGTTTAATGTCATCCATTGTAAAATGATCAATATTTTTTATCGCAGGGTTAAGCCAAAGAGTAGGTTCAGGATATGCTTCTCTTGATAATTGTTCTTTAACTTGTTCTACGTGATCTTGATAGATATGTGTATCACCAAAGCTAATAATCAGTTCTTTAGCTTTTAATCCAGTTACATGCGCAATCATGTGCGTAAGTAACGCATAGCTTGCGATATTGAACGGGACACCTAAAAAGATGTCTGCGGACCGCTGATACATATGACAACTTAGTGTTCCATCAGTGCCTACATAAAACTGAAACATAACATGACAGGGCGGCAATGCCATTTTATTTAGTTCAGCAACATTCCATGCGCTAACGATGTGTCTACGACCATATGGATCTTTTTTGATGTTTTCAATAACTTGTTTAAGTTGGTCAATAAAAACAGGTTCTGCTTGACATATACTAGTAGTGTGCGTATCCCACTGTCGCCACTGTACACCATACACTCTACCCAAGTCGCCTTCAAACTTGGCTCTAGGTTTCCAGTAAGGTGACTCGGCATTACCAGTCCATATTGTTGATTTAGAAGGATCGCGTGTGCCGTGTGTTATCTCGGAAAGTCTTCGTTCGTCACTTGATCCTTCTAAGAACCAAAGTAATTCAGCTACACATGCTCGCCATGCTAGCTTTTTTGTAGTGATTGCAGGGAAAGTTGTTCTAAGATCAAAACGTAGCTGACGACCAAATACTGATATAGTTCCTGTGTTTGTTCTATCGCTACGTTCCTCGCCGTTTTCAAGAATGTCTTTAAGTAAATTGTGATACTGTTCCATCTTTTCTTTTCCAAACCTCGTAGCTATGATCTTTGTGATGTTCTATATGAACGCGAGTATAATTGTGTTCTAAGTATACTAGATCAACAAAACAATCACAATCATAATGGTCATTTGTTAAAGACAAATAAATTTCGTCTATGTAATCCCAACTAGAGTTTACTAGACTAGCACCACCTATTAACCAAGCATTTTTAAAATGGTTGAAATGTGATAAGTCTTTTACTGCAACAGCGCCAGGTGGTAATTCTAATTGATGACTAGTAACAACAAAGTTAAGTCTATTAGTGAGAGGTTTCTTAGGTAAGCTTAACCATGTATTTCTACCCATTACTATTACTTGGTCAGTGGTAAGTTTTTTAAATCTAGGCAAGTCGCCTTCTAACATAGGCCACGGTAAAGTATTATCTTTACCGATTCCGCCCTGTGGATCACATGCTAATATTAATTTCATCAAAGACCGTTTAATAATTTATCTGTTTCTGGTTGTACTATTTCTGCAATAGTATCTACGTTTAGTACAAACTCAATACTTACAACTTGGTCATCAAGTTCTAATAACTTAGTACTAACAGTATCTTCAACATCTTCAGGTTCTAAACCCTGCTTTAGCATCTTTTCAATATTAATAGTATGCTGTTTTCTTTTTTCAAGTTTTATTACTAACTTTCTGATAAACTCTATAGGTATAGCACGTTTATCAACATCTTCTAAAATATGTGACCACTTTTTACTAAAATCAGGTGACATTAGGCTTCAACTTTTGGTTTCTTTACTCGTGTTTTAGCAACAACTTTAGGTTGTTCTACCGGAGCAACAGTAGTAGCTGCTTTAGTTTTTCTAGTTGTCTTTTTTTCTACTGAAACACCTAGCATCTGATTAGCTTCGCTCATCATTCTTTCAGATTCAGCTAAAAGTCCTTTAGCTTCAGTTGCCATTCTTTCAGCTTGAGTACGCAAGTTATTTGCTATTTGGTGGTCACCTAATACATCAGTTGATTGTGAAACAACAGGTTCTTTATTGTTGCGCATTCTACGAGCAACATCAGCAGGATCTTGCAACCCAGTGCTTGAGTCAAGTTCTGCTAACCGCTTTACCGCAGCCTCACCCTGCTTCATTTCATCCAGAATTTTATTCAACTCGTTTAGCTTAATTCTAGTATTAGGAGCAGGAGTAACTATTACTTGTTCTGTATTAACTTTCTTTAATTGGCCTTCAGCGTGTAGTGCTTGAAGAATGATTTTACCATCAATAGTGTAAGTGCGATTAAGTGCATCAGCTAAGTTTTCACTGCTTTGTCCGATATCACTTTCAATACATTTCATCAATGGATCATGAATATGTCTGTTAAGCACTTCAGGGTATGCAACCAAACACATGTGAGGTTCACCTGGTACTTCTCTAAAAATAATAGCAATCTTTCTTTCGTTATGTTTACCGATGTGTCTTAAAAAACTCATATAGTTTCTCCTTGTATATCGTATTTACAATAAAGAAACAGTGTGTGAAAATTTTTACCTAGTTCCACATAAGTTGGAAATAGGTAGCTTCTTGAGGATTTTCAAAAGCAGGAGAATATCCAAATGCCCACGGATTAGATGCTATATTTAAATCGGTATAGTTGGGAATCTCTACTAAACAAAATCTACCAGTTAGCTTTTCAAGAATCCATTGTTTGGACTCTTGAGTAATTAAAGTATCTACTACTACAAAGTGTGCAGGTATATAATTTAATTCTCTGTTACTAAACCATGTGTAAACATTTAATTCTGTCATTCATACAACCTAGCAATTACAGTTAACTTATCCCACAAATCTTTTGCCGCAGGTTCTTGCAACAAGTGAGGAGGAAATATTTCAATCCAAAGTTTATCACCGCCACGGAAAAACGGATTAGTTTTAAAGTTTCTAGGCTGGTGTATTTTTCCGTTGTTCCATAACCGAATACCTAATTCTTTTGCTTCCTCATAAGTCCATTGTGAAATGTCATACTCACCGTAACGTTCGTAATGGTACTGTTTGATGATTAAAAGAAAATCATCTATAGTGTGAGACATAGTACCTGTTACTATCAAGAAAACTTGATCCTCGGACACTTCACCCTTGAGTATGCTGCGCAAACATCTTCCTAAACTTGTACCAATATATTTCATCGTATAACAACCCTAGCTTTTTCATCAACGTAATCACTATAAGTTTTGTAACCATTTTTTCTAATCCAATCAACAACAATTTGAGGGTCAGTTTTAAATAATTCCTTTACTCCGTCTATGTCTAATGCGGAATTAAATTCATAAATTTCATACGATCTTTGAGAGTTCATTCTGGCTCTAAGAATCATTTGATTTAATGGAATAGGATTTGGTTTTGGACCGGCGTAGTTTTCTTCCTTTAAGATAGAAAAAATAGTTTCCTTTTCCCAGTTTTCAATTTCCTGTTTGGCGGCAGCAACATCATAGATACATTCCAATCCTTCATTACACCACATTGCCAAAAAATGATGTGTTTTATTTTGTGAGTTCATATACCATTTCCGCTTTTTTATTAAATCATCAAGTGCTGGATTAGTTTCGGCAGCTTTTAGAATATCTTGCCAATCAGACCAACGACTAACCCACAGTGGATATTTGCTATGAACCAATGTACGCTCGGTACTTCCTATAGTGCGGGCGTACACTGTGTGTCCCCTGTCAGGGGATTCAAATATTACCTCAGGCTGCTTGGGAGATTCTGTGGTCATCATAAATCGCAAAATTGCCAAAGGGCGGGTTCGGATTAGGATCACCGTGAATGATCCATAGTGTATCACAGTATTCAGCATCACCCCATGAACCAAAAGGATAGCCATCTGTGAATACAATCAGTTTGTTGGGCACTCTGTTTTCTTCTTTAAGATGTTTAAAGATACAAGTAAAGTCAGTACCGCCGCCACCTTTAAGTTGGTAATCTTCAACAGTGTCCATGTTTTCAGAAGTAAATTCCTGAGTGTTATATACTTCAGTATCAAAGCATGATACATGAACACGATAGCCATCAAACATATCCATCATGCCCATTACTTCTGACAAAAATGCCATGCCCTGCTTGTTAGAAATAGATCCGGACAAGTCAATGTAGATATCTACGTCAATTTCTTCACCGGGGTTAGTACCTGGCATAATAGCATCCATGTGCCATGATCTACGCGACGGACGCATCCAAGTGTAATCACTTTTGATAGCAGAAGTTAATGCAGTCTGAATCAGTTCTCGCCAGTTCATTACCGGGTCAGTAAGTTCTTTTACCAAACGCTCTACACCTGCAGGAAGTTCGCCGGAGCCTGCTTGTTGTGCTGCATTGAGAATAGCGTCTCTAATATCTTTACGCATTTGTTCACGTTCGGCTTCAGACATGGTTGGACGTTTGCCTTTGCCTTCTTTATCATCACCTTCACCTTCGCCGTCACCGTCTCCATCCAAGTGATCGTCAATCATTTTGTCAATCAACTTGTCAAGGTCAAGTTTTTGAATGTTTTTCATCAGATCATCATAAATCTTTTCGCTAGACCAACCTTCATACTTGGGTTCATACAAGCAATCTACTGTAGTGATAAACTCGCCCACTTTGTGCTTTTTGAGGTCAGCGTTTACGCAGTAGTCATTTGCAATATTGAATAGTTGAGGATCACGATTACCACGACGGCCCATGTGATCATAAACTACGTGTAGTACTTCATGTGCAACTAAAAATATAACTTCTTTAGGCTTTAGCATCATGATAAAACGAGAGTTGTAGTAAAACTTGAAGCCGTCAGTAGCAGCAGTTGAGCACCAATCGTCAGCATTGATAAGTTGCAAGCGAGTTGCGAGATTACCAAAAAATGAATGCTTGAGCAAAAGAGACACACGAGAACTAATCAACCGATCACGAGCAAGTACATCAATTTTGGGATCAGTTGGACCTACAAGTTTTTCAAGTTTAGCTGAACGCTTTTTCTTACCCTTAGTACCGGGGAGTGTATCAGACATATAGATTGGGTAATTCATAATTTATACCTGTATTTTTGATTTACGATAATGCTATTATATATTACTTTGCTTACTATTGTCAAGTAAAAAGAAGGGGAGTTTCCTCCCCTAAAGCGTACCACCACAGTAAACCTTAATCATCAGCGTTGATGATATACTTACCATACTTCTTGTGAAACTCGTCAAAGTTTTTCAACTGTGAGGGTTCAATTGGAAGTTTGAAAGTTTTCAAAGCAACTTTAGCACCCATTACAACCAACTCAGTTTCAAAGTTATTCATCATGTAGTCAAAGAAATACTGAGCCATGTTGTGAAACTTTTTGCTATCAACTTTGTTTTCATGTGCTTCTTTCAGTTCGTAGCACATTGCTGTTGTCAGCGAGTACATAGCTGAGATTTCTTTTATAGCAAGATCAGTTACCTTACCATTAAGAATATCTGCCGGGTTAGGCATACGCGCAGCTACTTTGCGGTGAGCCATAAACTTAATAGCAAGACCCTCACCCACAGAACCCGCAATCAAGTGTTCTAGTGTGTCGGTGTCAGTGTCATTATCATCAAGCAACTGGCTTACAAACACCCATGAACGCGGGGTAGCAAATGCTCGTGAAGAAGACTTAGCGTTAAAGTCATACATGTCATTTTTTGCAAATGACAAGTAACCAACTACGTCTTTGTGAATGCCTTTGTTAACAGCCCAGTTCTGCCAAGCGTTAAAGTCGGGGCGCATTTCAAGGTGAATGAAACGATTAGCAAGCGGCATGGGCATACGATAAGTAACACCTTTGTCACTGTCGCGGTTACCTGCTGCTACGATTACTACGTTATCAGGCAAACGATACTTACCTACTCTGCGGTTAAGAATCAACTGATAACCAGCTGCCTGCACTGCGGGAGGAGCCGAGTTCATTTCGTCAAGAAAGAGTACGATCAGAGGATACTGACTAGCAAGTTCTTGATCAGGAAGATCAATTGGTTCAGCCCAATCCATCTTATTAAGGTCTTTGTTGAAGAATGGAATACCGCGAATGTCAGTAGGTTCCATTTGAGCCATACGAAGGTCAATCATCAAGCCGCCCATTTCTTCAGTAATGTCAGCTACTACTTCCGACTTACCGACGCCGGGCGGGCCCCATATAAAAACAGGGCGTTTTACTTTGAATGCTTTGAGAAGTGCTCGGCGAAGCTGTACTGAAGTTACTGTCAAGCTGTCTGTGGTGCGAGTCATAAATGCTCCTAATTGTTATATTACAAAATAAAGTATTGCGAGAAGTTATAGTTTACGAAAGTAACTAACTAATGTCAACTACTTTCGCATTATTTGGGTAATCATTTAGACGATGTTGTTATACAGCTTCCAACATGTTCATGGGAACACGCCAGTTACCTTGATTAGTTTTGACAGTAGCAAACTTGATTGCTACCTTAGTCAGTGTACCAACATAAACACCATGCCGATCTTTAAACGAAACAGTGTCACCTACAATTAAAGACCGCTTTACTTGAGTGCGCAGTTGGGCTCTAGCATAATTGATAGCTTGAGCAAGGTCGTTAATGTCATCATTAGTCAAATTACTATTGATAATTGCACTGCGAATTTCTTTTACTGAGTTCATTTTCAAGCTCCTGTTTATTTACTGTATGATGTTAGTATAGCAGATTTGGGTAAGAAGTCAAGCCTTTTTATTCAGCTACGCGATAAATGATACCCTGATCAGTAACAGCTTTTACAATACTGTCTTGGGCCCAGTTGTCTTCCCATTCTTTGATCAGCT